GAAGAACTTCAAAAACGACTTGCACAAACATGTCGGGATATTGGAGATATACAAAGGTCTACTACTAATGTGCAAGGAAGTATGACAGATTGGTATATGCAGGAATCAAATCCAGATTTTATGGAAGTGTGTCGTATGGCAATAGATGTTGCATATGAAAATTCTCCAAGGCCGGGTGTTTCATTAATGCCCTATGATTGCTGGGGTGCAATATATTCCAAGGGTGACTATACTAAGACTCATGAGCATTGGCCAATGATATGGAGTTGGGTGTATAATGTAGAGTGCTGCGAACATTGCTCACCATTGGTTTTTGATGATACTTCTGGTGTATTGAAAGGCCTTCCTTATGGCCATCATTCAATACAACCTAAAAGTGGTAATATGATTTTATTTCCTGGCTGGATTAGACATTCTGTGCCAAAACAAAAATGTGATCATGATCGTATCATTCTAGCAGGAAACCTTGGAATGAATCCGTGGCAATCAATTACGGGCATGGAATTTCGTGGCGCTACTGGTATGAGTGAAGAATTCAAAAATATAGCTCAGTGGTTATATTGAAAATTTTATATACTAAATATAATTTACATGATTTATTACAGAATAATTTCTAAAAAAATACTTGCTGACAAGTTGTCAGAAGAAGATGCTTTTATTGCACTTGATATGTACAAGGATCAAGGTATACAAGATGTATCTATAGAAAAATATGACATTCTGCCACGATTGGGGCGTGATCCAGACTTGCACTAATCCTTATAAATAGTCAAAAGACTGATTAAAGGATTATTATGGCTGAGCAAAGTTACTTTATGGGCCAAGATGGTTTCATCTGGTTCGTTGGTGTAGTAGAAGATAGAAATGATCCTGAGCGTATTGGGCGGGTTCGTGTTCGTTGTCTTGGATTTCATACAGAAGATTTAACTTCACTTCCTACTGCTGATTTGCCGTGGGCTCATGTTATGCATCCTGTTACAGACCCATCGATGCATGGAATGGGCAGCACTCCTTCTTTTCTTGTTGAAGGAAGTTGGGTAATTGGTTTCTTTAGAGATGCACAAGAAAAACAACAACCTGTCATTATAGGGTCTTTGCCGGGCAATCCTGATAATCCTGCTAATCATAAAGAAGGTTTTAATGATCCTAGAAGTCCTTATTCAAAACAAGTACCATATGCTAGAACTCCTAATTATGGCCCTTATCCCTTAGATGGAGATATTTATTTTAGAGATTCTGACCATGCATACGGTGAACCAGATACTAATAGATTAGCACAAGGCGAAGCATCAGAAACACATAACTCTCTTATTGATAGAAGACTAAGAAGGTTGCGTGGTGATCCAGAATTAAATGATGATACTGTTGGTGTAGATGATGATAGCGATCCAGAATTAACAAGACTAGGAACAGGCATTCCTACTGCAACACAGCCGTATCTTAAACGAGTGGATGATGCTGCTGTTGAAGAGACTCGTGGTTGGTGGGATGAACCTGATCCGAAAGGTATTAAGAAAAATGCAGCCGTATATGCTTCTAGTCAATATCCTTATAATCATGTTAATGAAAGTGAGTCTGGCCATATACATGAGATAGATGATACTAAGGGTGGAGAAAGATTATATAGACAACATAAGTCTGGAACATTTGAAGAGATACATCCAGATGGGTCAAAAGTTGTTAAGATAATCGGTGACAACTATGAAATTGTTGCTGGAAATTCAAATGTTTCTATAACTGGTAATGTTAACCTGACAGTAACAGGAACGGTGCGAGAGCTCATCAAAGGCGATTATCATTTAGAGGTTGAAGGAAACTATACTCAAAAAATCCACAAAAATCATCGTGTCAAGATTGGTGCCGGAGAAGGTGGTGGAAATCGTGTAGAAGAGATACGGGGCAATCATGCGTATCAGATTGGTGGTGTTGATAAAGACGGCAATCCCATGATCGGAAATGTGAAGGGTAGAATTAATGGAAATGTTGATACAATAATTGAAAAGTCTGAAGTTAGAATCATTAATGATACCAGCAGCCTAAGTGTACAAAATGCTATCAAGATTGCTGCAACAGGGCCCACATATGCTGAAGAACCATACGCAATTTCTGGTGATATTACCATAGTTGCTAATAATAATTTATCTACAACAACTTTATCAGGTATTACATCATTCAAGTCTGGTGATAAACTAAATATGAAGTCAAACCTTGCAATGACAATTAATTCAGAACATAGCATATCTGAAAGTGCTACCACCGGCTCAAATGATGACCGGCCGGGTACAATAGATTCAACAGCAGGCACAGTATACACAATTAAATCCGGTGGCGGAACACCCACTGCTACCAATAAGGTTGATATTAACCCAAGTTAGGATTATTTATGGCAGCAATACATAGACATGGAGATGCAAGAGCTTGTGGTGCCACTACAGTAGTAAGTGGAAATACAACAGTTTACGCAAACAGTAAGTTAATTGCGATAAATGGAAATGTAAGTTCTCATGGTGCTGGTGCATTAACGGCCGGATCGAACAATGTATTTATAGGTGGGATTGCAGTTGTTAATAATACACCAGACTCAGCAGCAATAGATATTTTGGAACACACAAATACACAAACTGCTGCTGGTTCTTTAAATGTTAATGTAGGAGATTGATATGGCCGACTTTAAAGTTCCAAATCTGTGTGGCGCAAGTCCAGAGTTTAATGCGATTCAAACTAAATTTGAATCAATGATGACCAGTGCTACTGATGGATTAGAGGTTGATGCTTCGGCACTTAAAGCTACTTTGGATACTGATGTTACTTCATTAGTAGCAGACCTTAAAGCAATGATTCCAGCATTGCCAGCACTTCCCAATGTAAACTTACAAGGGCAACTTACTAGTTTATCTAGCTTGATTCCAGGCAGTGGACAATATACGAGATTACTTGCTGATATTACAACAAAGTTTGGTACTGAATTAACTGCTAGTGGATTTTCTTTGGATACTTTAGTTTCAGATGCTGCAACAGCAATAACGGGTGCTGGAAATTTATGTGATGCTGTTCCTAATTTTGAAGTTCCAGCTGCTGGAGGTAATGCTGTTCAAAAGGCCTCAGAAGTTTTGCAGGCCACAGAGGATTCGCTTCCAGAGAAACCTTCTGTACAGCTTGCAAATTCTAATGTTACTGCTGCAAAAACTAAAGCAGTAGATGATCATAATAAATATTTTAGAAAATCAACTGAAACTGAAACGCTTCCTACAAAGGATACTGGAGCATATACTGTAGCTTCAAAGTCTACAGCTGTCGCAGCAAGTGCTGGTGGGAAAGTATCAACAATTAAAGTTACTACATCCAGAGATGCTACAGTAGTTGATGAGGATGGAAAATCCGTAAAGAGCAATGTTAGTAAAGACGGATTTTCTAATCAGTTAATTTCTACAAAAACAATATGGCCGTTACACTATTCTGATACTCTCGGGGCTCCTTTGTTGGGATGGCGGCCAGCTAGTAATTATTTTCCAAGAGTGGCCGGATTTGTAAACCTTACTCATCTAAGTGAAAGTGATGCAACAGCAATTAAAGGAGATATGGCCGCCCCTGGATGGACTAAAGAAGAAATAAAACGAGGTTGGGGCATGAAACAAATTTATCCAGATGGCCATCCAGGGTCTTTTGGTTTGTCATTCGAATCAAAAGAGCTAGGTAAGACAATATCTGCTCAAGCCGGAGCTCAACAAGGAAAAAAAATTACAGATACATATTTATTAGAGGAATCTGGCAAAGAACATCTCCCCATTAGAGTAGTGCTTGTAACTCCTACTCTTTATGATTATACTGGTTCGAATTTTGGCCAAACTGGTAAGGCGGAAGTGCAATTTTTTATCAAATACAAATTCAATAGTAAGTATGATCCAAATTAGTAACAATGATACTAATAAGAAATACCATAGTGACTATAAATATTCTTTATTGGATGCCGGATTACACTCACATACTTCAAGAGTTCATTTGGCAAACATCAGACGTAAGACCAGAATATCCAAGAGTACATAGATTTTTAAATTATTGGCACGACAACATTGAGGCAGTAATATCGGAAGTTAATATCGCAGATAATTATGAGACATCTTATAAATAATAAAAAGAGGAGTCTATAATGGCAGCACCAACTGCACATACAGATGCACAAGGCCAAAATGATATTGATCGTAATGTGCGGCAGTATACGGACTTGGATTTATTTTTTGCCAAGAAGGCAACATCTAAAGATATCAGTAAGGTAACTGATATTCAAGCAGTCAAGCGCTCTATTCGTAATCTTGTGTTGACGAACCATTATGAAAAACCTTTTCATCCAGAGATTGGTTCTGGTGTGAGAGGAATATTATTTGAGCCGATGACTCCCTTGACAGCACACATTCTTACAAGAAAGATAGAAGATGTTATTGAAAATTTTGAGCCAAGAGCTAGACTGATATCTGTTCGGGCTATACCAAATTTAGATCGTAATGAATATGAGTGTACAATAGAATTTTTTGTTGTGAATGCTCCAACCGAATTAGTGGACTTAACAGTATTTCTAGAAAGATTACGATAATGGCAGTAAATGATAAAAGATTAAATGTAACAGAGTTTGACTTTGATGAAGTAAAGAATAATCTGAAAATTTTCCTCAGAGGGCAAACTGAATTTACCGATTATGATTTTGAAGGTTCTGGTATGAATGCCCTTCTAGATGTTCTCTCATACAATACGCATTATCTTGGATTCAATGCAAATATGCTTGCAAATGAAATGTTTTTAGATAGTGCGTCATTGCGTTCTAGTGTAGTTTCTCATGCAAAGACTTTAGGTTATGTTCCTGCTTCTGCTAGAGCGGCTACCGCAACAGTTGATGTTACATTAAACACTCCGACACTAGCTACAGCATCGATGGATGCAGGCACAGTTTTTACGACTTCTAATGATGGAACAGATTATCAATTTGTTAGTGCTAATGATGTTACTGCTTCTAACATTGGTTCTGGCATTACCTTTAATGACATTAAGATTTATGAAGGAACTTTTGTAACAACAAGATATACCGTTGATACTTCTGATGCAGATCAAAGATTTCTTCTTAGAGATAATAGGGCCGATACAAGGACTCTTACAGTCAAAATTCAAACTTCATCGTCTGATACAACAACATCAACATATACAGAAGCAACAGACATAACTCAAGTTACAACTTCAAGCAATGTATATTTTTTACAGGAAGTTGAGGCTGGTAAATTTGAGATTTATTTTGGTGATGGTGTTATTGGTAGTGCATTGTCTGATGATAATATTGTAATTATGACTTATGTTGTTAGTAACAAATCGGATGCAAACGGTGCTGCCATATTTTCAAACTCTGCTGCAATTGCATCGATTACTGATGTCGCAGTTGCTACTGTATCATCTGCTACTGGTGGTTCTGATGCTGAGTCTCTTAAATCAATTAAATATAATGCCCCACTTGATTATGCATCTCAAGGAAGATGTGTAACTGCTGAGGACTATAAAGTATATGCAAAGAAATTATTTGCAAATACTCAGTCGGTATCAGTGTTTGGTGGAGAGAGCGGTTCATTCGATACAAGTCTTGGCGTAGTGAGTACAGCAGAATATGGCAAAGTTTTCATTTCTATCAAATCAACTACTGGGCTTGAATTAACATCAGCAGAAAAAACACAATTGCTAGCAGATTTTGCTCCTTATACGATTGCATCAACTACACCTGTTATTGTTGATCCATTAACAACCTATTTGATTTTGAACGTAACATTTAAATTTAATTCCACTGCAACTACATCAACTGGAGCAGAATTAGAATCTTTGGTTTCAACTACTTTACAAAACTATAACACTTCTGACCTAGAACAGTTTGAGGGGTTGTTTAGACATTCAAAAGTTTTGGGTCTTATTGATAATACGAATTCTTCAATTATGAGTAATGCAACAAATATAACTATGGCTCATAAATTTACACCAACTACTACTGCCGCAACATCATATAACATTAATTTTAATAATGCGATTTATAATCCTCACTCTGATCATAACAAATCGGCTGGTGGAGTTGTTGCTTCAACGGGATTTTATATTAGTGGTGATACTACTAATATACATTACTACGATGATGATGGCTCTGGAAATTTGAGATTGTATTATGTTTCTGCTGGTGCTAGAATTTATGCTGATTCAACTGCTGGAACGGTAACATACGCAACAGGAAAAATTGTTACTGATTCAATTTATATTACTTCTGCTGATAATGTTGATGGTGCAGCTTCTACTCAAATTCGTATCACGGCGGTTCCAAATTCTAAGGATATTATTCCAGTTCGCAATCAGGTGTTAGAAATTGATTTTGTCAATACTATAATAACAGGACAAATTGATACTGTTGCAGTAGGTGATAGCGGCGCTGGTACTACTTACACACCAACGTCTGCTTATACAACAACAGCGAGTTATTAAACAATGGCTTTTAGAGAAAAAGAATTTGATGCCGCACCATCAGGAAAACTGAATACTAAGATTAGTACTCAAATAGATGGCCAGTTGCCTGATTTTATTCAGTCAGACCATCCTGTATTTTCTCGCTTTCTAAAACATTATTATCAATATCTTGAAGCTGGTGAACTACGTCTTACATCAAATATAGATAACCTTCTTTTAGAATTAGAAACACCATCTTTTGTATTAGATGTTGGTGGTGATAAAATTGTTTTAGAAAATGGTGTCGGAGTTGCAGAGGGGGCTTTCAACTTATCTAGTTATGGCGGCGGTAAATTCGCTGCAGGAGAAACTATAACTGGTGAAACATCCAAAGCAACCGCAACAGTTCTTGTAGATGATTTGGGCAATACTAGTACTCCAAGACTTTTCATTACATCCCAACAAAAATTTATTACAGGGGAAACCATATCTGGTGGAACCTCTAATTCATCAGGAACAGTTGTTAGATATCGTGCAAATCCTGTACAGAACATACAACAGTTGTTAGATTATGCTGATGTTGATAATACCATTTATGATTTTCTAGATAATTTTCGTGATGAATTTATGAATGCAATTCCTCTCACACTTGCGCCAGGTATTAATAAAAGAAATTTAATCAAGAATATTCGTGAGTTATATCGGGCCAAAGGAACATCCGAAGGTCACAAGATTTTCATGCGTATGATTCTTGATGAATCTGCTGATGTAATGTATCCAAACAAATATATGATGAGAGTTTCTGATGGTAAGTGGGGCAATAAAACCATTATGAGATGTGCTCCGCTTACAAATATAGATGCATTAGAAGCAGTTGGAACAATTATAAATGGTAAAACTTCTGATGCAACCGCAATTATTGCTTCTGCTAGTTCATTTTCAGAAGGTGGTGCTGCAATTGTAGAATTTGAGCTCAATCCAGATTCTATTAGTACTAAATTTACTTTCATAGAAGGTGAAATTTTAACTACAACTTCTACAGTGCAAGAT